CACTACTACTATTTTTGGAGGTTGTTGGTCCAATGGTAATGAACTGAAGTTTGGAGTTATCTTCGTGGAAAGACTGGTGAATTCTTTCAGGAGGGTCTCTACTTAACAAGCCAATCACTGCTACTAGGACTATAGCAATGATCAGTACGCCAAGTAAGGGAAGAGTTGGTGGTGGTTCATGACAATGACAACCCATTTCAAAAGTGGAAAACTTGAGAAAAGGTCATTTGCTCTGCGACCACAACCATGCTAACAACAGGTGAACCATTGTTATCCTTCCCTAACTCGATCTTCTTGACTGCTGCTTTGGCAGTCTTGTTAGTGATTCCCTCCCTATCGTCTCCACCAGGATCTCTACTACGATAACTACTTCTACCTCTATTTTCGGTCTCCGCGGATGTATTATTTTCCTTGGCAGACATACTAAACTACAAAGCAAATTGTATAGACCTATATTGGGTGAAAGTGGTGAGTTTTCAAGCCCCAGAGAATTGGAGAAGGGACACCTCCTCCTGGCCTTCCTCAAGAATTACCTCTGTCTTTAAGGGAGTAAAACCATTCTCTAGGGCAATCTGTTCATCTGGAGTCAACCCAAAGGCGAGCCAAAACGAGTACCGGGTTTCTTGGGATGGATGCTGATCTTGGAAGGCATTGGTGCGATTGAATTTGTATCTCCAATCATCAACAAGCTTCTGTGCCATGTCGGACCTCTTCTTTGCATCCAGATTATAGTCTGGAAACTGCTTGAAGAATTCCTTAAGAACGGGCACGCCATCATTCATACATCTGCCTCCGGTACCTACCGCTGTGATCCAAACCTTCTTAGCTGACTCATTCTCAAGGTCATGGAGGGAGTGGAGATCCTTCGACATGCTTTGGTGCAAATTCCGTATCATTCGATATTGTCCATTGATTTTTACGGGCCTTGTCTGGCAGAATTCGACACACTCTAGCACGTCTACAGTGGGTTCAACCTTCATGGTGAACCCGAGTTCTGCATAGTATTCTACAAGGCCGGCACGGATTTTTGCCTCATCTGACCTTTCGACTACTAGCATACAATCATCTCCATTGTTGGCAAGTCTGAAGTGTTTGAGCCCATGAACATTGCTACACCAGTTATGCACCGTTGCACACATGATTAAGCAATTTCCGCTAGAAGTGTTCATATCTCCAGACATCCTACATCCCTCAACTCTGTATCTAATTTCTCCGTCGGGACAACGGGCTAAACCTCGGTTCTTAATCTGCCAACTCAGTAAACGAGCCAATTCCTTCCGTTCTGAAGGGTTAAACATCGTCAACCATACTGAGTGTTCAAACTCCAACGCATCTTTGCTGATGTGTTGGTCAAACCGAGATGCGTCCATCCCTATCCCAACAGGGTCTCTAAAACTATTCCAGAGTTGTTCCATCTCGACTCCGGCTTGATCGGAGCTAAGTCCCTTGAAAATTGTTCGACCACCAAAAGACTTATTGATGGCCTTGAACAGCATATCCTCACTATGGCGCAAGTAGCGCCCCAACTCCACATTATACCTAGGATCCCTAGGTTGTATCACCCGTGGAGCCGGGTCGGGTTTAGCTGTGATATTTAATTTTTCAGCCTTCACGAACGTACTAAGCCAGGCGTCCTTCTCCCTCACGGGATGCATCTCTAACGACTCAACGGCCTTTTGGTACCTCTCTAGCTTGCGACCCGAATAAAATCCCAGGAATTCCTGGGGTGTCAAACGGGTGGTCTTAGGTAGATGTGATACCAACAGGTCCTTGAACCGGGACAGCTGGTTAAACGCTCCGGGGGTGGGCCGTGGTGTAGGTCGAAGTTGTCCACCAACCTCAACCATAAATAGTCTTTCCACCAATCCCCGCCGA